CGCTCAATACGTCTGACTCAGAGTCAAGTAGCTATCGCTAAAAAACTTGGAATAACTCCAGAGTCATATGCAAATCAACTCATCCGGGAGAGTTAAAATGTCAGAAGATAATTATATTAATCAAACAAACAATAACGATAAAGTAATAGAAACTTCTGATAAAAATCCTGCAGATCAAGAGCGTAACCCTAGAGGTGTTGATAGCCGAGAAGCTACACAAAGAATACAAAGTTGGGATAATCCATCAAATTTACCAAGTCCTACTGAAGAAGCTGGATGGGTTTTTAGGTATATTAGAACAAGCTTGTTAGGTAATACTGACAATCCTAATGTATCCAAAAAATTCAGAGAAGGTTGGCTTCCTTGTAGATTAGAAGATCATCCAGAATTACAAATCCATATGATGGATCATAATTCTGAATGGGCTAAAAAAGGTAATGTAGAAATTGGTGGACAATTATTATGTAAGATGCCAAAAGATCAAGCGAAAGCTAGAGATGAGCATTTCCAAAACATTGCTCATACACAAATGGAATCTGTAGACAACGCATACTTTAAAGATCAAGATTCTAGAATGCCGACCAAACAAGTGTTTGAACGCAAAACTAGAACAACATTTGGAAGTGATTCTTAGAGTCACTTATTTTTATTTAAAATCTCAGGAGAGATAATTATGTCAGCAACAGCAACTCCTCACGGAGCTTTACCTGTTGGATCATTAGTATCTAGCCCATTCAACTCCAAAATTACACACTATAAAATTAAAAATGCTTATGGCACTTCTATATTTTTCGGTGACTTTGTAAAATGGGGTGATGACAACCCTAATACTACTATCCAAAAAGATACTGGTACTACGGCTTGTACACCTATAGGAATATTTATGGGTTGTGCTTATACTGATCCAACTACAGGACAATTTACACCAAGCCAATATTATCCTGCTTCAATAGCAGCAGATGATATTGTAGCTTATGTAGCGTCAGACCCTTTCGTTATTATGCAAATGCAATGCGATGGTGCAGCAGACCAAGATGATCTTGGTAAAAACTGTGCAGTAGCATTAACAGCAGGGTCAACGGCAATAGGTCGCAGTAAGAATGTCGTAGACATTTCTACTGTAGCAACTACTAACACACTACCTTTAAAGATTATTGATTTTGTCGATGGTCCTGATAGTGCAGTTGGTGATGCTTTTACAGACGTATTGGTTATGTTTAACGTAGGTCATCAGTTGTTAAATACAACTGGTATAGGATAAGGGGTATTAGCATATGGCTATTTCAAGAGCGCAAGAGCTACATCAACTCCTTCCGGGCTTAAACGCCTTATTTGGAGACGAGTACGCTCGTTATGACAATCAACACGAAGAAATCTATACAACAGAGAACTCTGAAAGATCGTTTGAAGAAGAACTCAAGTTGTCAGGATTTGGTGCAGCACCAGTTAAAGATGAAGGCGCAGCTATCAATTATGATACTGCTCAAGAATCTTTTGTGGCACGTTACACCCACGAAACAATTGCGATGGGATATGCGATTACAGAAGAGGCTATGGAAGATAATTTATATGTCTCACTTTCTGCTCGCTATACTAAAGCTTTGGCTCGTGCAATGAGCTACACAAAGCAAGTTAAGTCAGTTTTTCCACTTAACAATGGTTTTACCAACAGTTTTCAAGGCGGAGATGGTGTGAATTTATTTACAGCATCTGGCGATGGAGTTACTGGTGGTGATGGACATCCATTGGTTAATGGTGGTAAAAACAGCAATAGACCAGCGACTGCTGCTGACTTGAATGAAACATCTCTAGAAGATGCGGTTATTCAAATTGGTAAGTGGACTGATGAAAGAGGTCTAAAGATTGCGGCACGACCAAGAAAATTGATCGTTCCTAGTGATCTTCAATTCGTTGCTACTCGCTTGTTGCAAAGTGATTACAGAGTCGGTACTGCTGACAATGACATCAATGCAGTTAAAACAAATGGAGTGATACCAGAAGGCTACTCAGTTAATAATTATTTAACTGACACTAATGCTTTCTTTATTGTTACAGATGTTCCTGATGGCATGAAGATGTTTGTTAGAAGTCCTATGACCACCAATATGGATGGTGACTTTGATACTGGTAATGTTAGATACAAAGCTAGAGAAAGATACTCCTTCGGTGTATCTGATCCGCTAGGTGTTTGGGGTTCTCCGGGTAGTTCGTAAGAAGTAATGGGAGACTCAGCAATGGGTCTCCCTTTTTTTATATCTAGGAAATTTTAATTGTCTATCAACTGACCTAGCAGACTTTGCCAAGATGATAGATTTATTCTCTTTAGGAGGGAACATGGCTAATACAACTTTTAATGGACCAGTTCGGTCCGAGAATGGTTTTAAGACCATTGATACAAACACAACAACAGGTGCAATTACTGATGGTTTAGTAATAAACGCAGATGGTAATATTTTTACAGATGCTGGTGGACATACACAATATGTTGCAGCAACTGGATATGGACCTGCTGATTTTATTGTAGGTAAAGGCGGTAGCCAATATGGTACTGTTGATCCTTTCACATCAGGACTTACTCAGTTATTTCCACTAGGCAGTAGATTACTTTATGGTAATACTGTTTATGCATATGGTAGATTAGCAGCATCAGCAGTTACAGCAGGTAAATGCGTAACTCATGCAGCTTCAATCGCTCATCACTTTGATTTAACTCCAACTGCAGGTGTAGCCGCAGGTGAGACAGCTATATCAGTAGAAACTGCTGGTACAGACATAACCCTAAATCAATATGCTGGCGGATACCTTTATGTGAACGATGCAGCAGGTGAAGGTCAGATGCTTAGAATAGAATCTAACCCAGCACATGACCATTCAGCAGACCCATCAATAGTGATTACTTGTTATGATGATTTAGCTACAGCTATAACAACATCTTCAAGAATTACATTAATTCCTGATCCTCGCAGTGCGCAAATTGTTCAAGCTGCTACCACTACAGGTGCTACACTAGGTGTAACTGTTGTCGATATGGCAGCAAGTGCTTATGGTTGGTTCGCAGTATCAGGTCCACAAGCTGTATTGACTTCAGGAACACTTGTTGTGGGTAACCACGCAGTACCTTTAGGTGCAGCAGGAGCAGTAGGACCAGCCGCAGGAGATGTGATTCAAGTAATTGGTACTGTTATGATTGTAAATGTAACCACTGATTATTCACTCATTAACCTTACTGGTATCATCTAGGAGCATATAATGGCTAAATCAGATGTAAAAGCGGTTACTATAACTGCAGACACAGTAGCCTTAGATGCAGATGGAATCTCCGCAGCAGCGTCAGTCGGAAATAACGCAGCACTTACTATAGGTGGTGCGTTAGCTGACGGAGGTTCTGTTACACTCAGTCATGGGAGGGTAGTTACTATCCTCTCGGCTGGGAATGATGCAGCTAAATCGTTTACTGTTACAGGAACTGATGTTAATGGGGATGCTCAAACAGAGTCCATTACAGGTGCTAATGCTGGTACAGCTACTGGTACTAAATACTTTTTAACTATATCGGGTATTTCAGCAGTAGGTAATCCAGCAGGTAATGTTTCAGCAGGAGTTAATGGTTCAGCCGCAGATGTTATATTTGCAGGTAGAAGTAGACTTAAAGGCATTTATCTAACCAGTACAGCAACTGCAGGTACTGTTGATTTCTTAAACACTTCTCCTTCAGGAACAAGTATTATGGGATTAAGTTCTGTTGGTGATGCTGATGCAACAAGAGATGTAGTCATACCAGAAGAAGGTGTTATATTTACTTCAGGCATCTATATTCAGTACACTGTATCTACTTTTCTTACAATGACAGTATTTCACGCATAAGGAATTATTATGTCTAATACATATGTAATATCAGAAACTGGTGAATTTCCAGCACAATATAAAGTTCTTAGATTAGATGATGATGGTATCTATCGACCTGTTTTTGGTCCTGATCCTGATTTAACTGATGCAGAACGAAAGTGTGGAGAAATGAATCAAGATAGAGCTAAAAATAATAAAGGTCATTTTATAGCTGATGACCCATCTACTCCAGAAGTAAATGAAGCTTATGTTGGTGGTAAAGCTCCAGTTAAGAAAGCTAAAAAGAAAGCTAAAAAGAAAGTTTCTAAAAAAAAGTAATTTAATTGTTGTTTAATATTTATGATACCCTTGAAATACAGGGTGTTATATTTAATCTATGGGGAAAGAAATGCCGAAGAAAAAAAATGGTTTAAAGAAAAAAAATGAAATGATGTCTGGTTATATGGGTGGTGGTATGATGCCAAAAGCACCTATGAATAACATGATGCCAAAAGCACCTATGAGTCAAATGTTTCGTGGTGGCGGTATGGTTAAAGATACTACTCCATCTTACAAAGATATGGTTCAAAAAATGTATGGTGGTGGAATGACTAGTCCTGCTATGAAAAAGAATAAATAACTAGTTATTCTTCTTTATGAAAAGAAAAAGAGAAAACCCTATACGAAAAACTACTAAGGGTAAAGGCGCTAACTATCGCCCTACAAAAAGTGGTGCTGGAATGACTGCTAAAGGTGTAAAAGCCTATAGAGCAGCAAATCCGGGAAGTAAGTTAAAGACTGCTGTTACAGGTAAAGTAAAAAAAGGCAGTAAGGCTGCTAAACGTAGAAAGTCTTATTGTGCAAGGTCAGCAGGACAATTAAAGAATAGTTCAGCTAAAACGAGAAATGATCCTGATTCAAGGATAAGACAAGCTCGTAGAAGATGGAAATGTTAAGGAAAGTCAATGGCTACTAGTGGAACAAATGCATTTAATTTAGATATAGGTGATATTTTAGAAGAAGCCTATGATTTGTGTGGACTAGAATTACGCACAGGTTATGACTATCGTGGTGCTAAAAGAGCTTTAAATTTAGTTTTTCTAGAATGGCAAAACAAAGGATTAAACCTTTGGACTATTGCACAAGGCTCATCTACATTAACTGCTGGCACTAATACTTATAATTTAGATGCATCTGCTATGGATGTTATAGATGCATTTATTAGGACTAATTCTGGTGATACTAGTAAACAGTTTGATCAAAGATTAACTCGTATATCAAGAACAGAATATAATCACCAAGCTACAAAATTAACACAATCACGACCTACTCAATTTTATGTAGATAAAAATACAGGAACTAATAGTATTGTATTATGGTCAACTCCTGATAGTGCTGAAACATATACACTAATATACGATTACGTTAAAAAAATTGAAGATGTAGGTACAGCAGCTAGTAATAATGCAGATGTTCCTACAAGATATTTACCATGCTTAACTTATGCTCTTGCTCATAACATTGCTTGTAAATCACCTGAAGCACAAGTAAGAGTTCCTATGATTAAACAAAGATATGATGAATTGTGGAGAGACGTTAGTGATGCAGATAGAGAAAAAGCATCAATACGTTTTGTTCCTGATCTTAGTTATCTAAATTAGTCATGGCTTACGCAAGAGGAAAAAAAGCATTAGGTATTTGTGATCGTTGTGGATTTACTTTTAAATTAAATAAATTATTTTATCAAATTGAAGATTCAAGAAGAAACGGACAAAGAGTTTGTACTGAATGTTTAGATGAAGATCAACCACAACTTAAATTAGGTCGATTAAATATTAGTGATCCAGAAGCATTATATAATTCAAGACCTGATACTGGAGAGTCATCATCTACAAGATATTCATCATTTAATCCAATAGGTGGTGGAGTAACTGCATTTGGTTCAAGTACAATGGGATTAACTATAAATGCTAAATTAGGCAAAATAACTGTGAGTACAAACTAATGGCATGGACATTTACAACATTAAAACAATCTATACAAGATTATACTAATAATACTGAAACTACTTTTGTAAATAATTTAGATGAATTTATTGTAGAAGCAGAAGAAGCTATTATTAAATTAGTTGATTTACCTTACTTTAGAAAAAGTGTAACAGGTCAATTAACCTCTGATAATCAATATCTTACAATGCCTACTGATTTTTTAGCACCTTATTCATTAGCTATAGATAATAGTGGTTATGAATATTTGTTATTTAAAGATGTAAGTTTTATGAGAGAAGCTTATCCATCAAGCAGTACAACAGGTATTCCTAAGTATTATGCTATGTTTAATAATGAAAGTTTTATTGTTGCACCTACTCCAAGTTCAAACTTAACGGCTGAGTTACATTATAGATATAAACCTGCATCCATTACTGTTACTAGTGATGGTACAACTTGGATAGGAACTAATGCATCTGATTGTTTGTTGTATGGAAGTTTAGTTGAGGCTTATACCTTTATGAAAGGTGAAGCTGATGTATTAGCAAACTATAAAGAAAGGTTTGCTTTAGCCATAGATAGATTAAAAGTATTAGGCGAAGGCAGAGATACTAAAGATAATTACAGATCAGGACCACCAAGAAAACCAGTAACTTAATGTTAAAAGAACCAATTAAAGAATTAAAAGGTAAAAAAATTGCTATTGTAGCAATGGGTAGAAGTCAGATAGATTTTCATTTATCTCAAGTTCATAGTGTTAAATTTGATGAAGTATGGGCAATAAATGCAATGATTGGTGTTGTACCTAACATTAATAGAGCATTTATATTAGACCCAATGAGTCGTTTTTTAGATACATATGATGCTGGTGATATGACTGATATGATGAAAAGAATTTTGCCAAAAGTTACTTATCCAATTTATAGTTGCGAAGTAGATAAAAGAGTTCCAGCTATAGAAGAATTTCCTTTATCTATATTAATCAATGACTTATCTTGTTCTTATTTTAATAATACAATAGCTTACTCAATTGCATTTGCTTTATGGAACAAAGTTAAGGCAATAAATATATTTGGTGTAGATTTTACTTATAAAAACAATATGCATTTTGCAGAAGCAGGTAGAGCGTGTTGTGAATTTTGGATTTCTAAGTGTTTAGATAATAAAATTGATGTATCTATTGCACCTAATTCTAATTTATTAGATACAAACGTACATTTAAAAGATAAGCTATATGGTTATCATAGATTGAAAGACCCTAAAATTAGTTATCAAAATGATTTAGGTTTGCAAGTCTGTAAATGGAGCGAGATAACTCAAGAAGAAAATAAACCTATTGGAATGATAGGTAGAGAAGATTTACAAATTAATAACATACCAGAGCCGAATAAATACTAATGCAAACAGATGAATTTAAAATTTCAGTAGGAAACTTAGGTGTAACTACTACAAACAATAGAGGTCATACTTCTGAAGAAGTAGCAAAAATGGCTACCGATAAGATTATATCTATTAGTGATACAGCACCAGAATCTATAAAAGCACAAGCCCATGCATTTAAAAGCTTATGTCATACTGTTATTAATTTTTATATGAAAGAAGCAATTAAGAATCATATGTGTACGATAGGTAATCAACTAGAACAACAAGGTCATAAAGACCTAGCCAACATCATTAGGAGACTTTAACTATGGCTATCACCCAAGCAATGGCAACCTCATTTAAAAAAGAACTGTTAGAAGCAAAACACAATTTTTTACTTTCTGGTGGCAACGATTTTAAACTAGCACTATATACATCAAGTGCCACAATGTCGGCATCTACAACAGCCTACACAACAACTAACGAAGCAAGTGGTACAAACTATACCGCTAAAGGTGCATCTTTAACTAGAATTAATCCTACTACTTCAGGAACAACAGCTTTTACAGATTTTGCAGACCTTACATTTGGAACAGCTACTATAACTGCAAGAGGATGCATGATATTCAATGATACAGCTTCTGGTGATCCAACAGTTGCAGTTTTTGATTTTGGAGGCGATAAAACTTCAACAGCAGGTTCATTTACAATTACGTTTCCAACAGCCGATGCTTCAAATGCAGTAATTAGAATAGCGTAAACATAAATGGCTACTGGATGGGGTCGCAGTACATGGGGTGATGGACCGTGGGGTGCAACTGCAGT